TAGTGAGTGGCCTTTCTTTTGTATAAAACTTAATAACCAGGATTCTTGTCTGGATTAGCAAAGATTGTTTTAGGTATTTGTGGATCAGTTACTCCTAATGCATTATACATTCTGAGAGCAGGTGCCATCTTAATGTTGTTAATACCCCACAAATCTTCTAGGGAGAGTTTCATCCCCCTCCCCTGACCAGTAAGATAGTCTAGAGGAGAAGGTCCTTTATTAGTAGCCCATGATTTAAGATTGGAACGTAGTGCATCATCTTCCATTATTTCTCCTGATAACGTTCCCACTTCTTGACAGAAGGTATTGTAGATTTAGGCTCTAAACCACCAGCACGTTGCTTACTAGACAGCATTTGCTGTTCATAATAGTTCTGAATGGTTTTATCTAGAGTGGATACATCTCCTTCAGCATTGATGAAATCTGTCATAGCTTTCTTGAAACCCTCAGGGTCCTTGAATCCCATAGATCTTTTGATGTAACTTGGAAGTCTAGATTGCGTTCCTTGGCTTTCCTCTTCAAGTAGGACATTAGTGTTCCAGACACTTGCCCCGTTCCTGTTGAGGTCCATCTATGATTTTTTCTGATATATGTTCTCTGAGGTTTAGCTAGAGCAGGTTCCACCTTTACCTCCTATTTCACAAATATCATGCTCAGAGAATACGGTTCCTTTATGTACTAAAGCATCGGAATAAGATACCTCAGTTAAGGGCTGTCCTCCACGGGATGAGTCTGGATAACAAGTAAATCCACGTAAACGGGGAGCATACTTCGCAAGAGCAGTAGCAAACGAAATCACAGCATCTTCATTATTGTGTTTAGTGCCCCATTGTGGCAGATTAATGGTAGATGATATAGCCATATCCACGTAATCTTGCACATCGGCTTGGAATTTAATTCGTTCTTCTACATTATGAGATAGTTTGTGGGCTGTATCAATCTTATCTGGATCAATTGAAAAATCCTTAATCAGACGATCAGCAGTACCATCTACCACATACTCGTACTTCCATTGTGTTCCGTTAGTGAGATAGCGGCGCTTATAGGCGACAGCATATAGGGGCTCAATACCACTAGTCGTCGAGGCTAGAATAGAAAGAGAGCCTGTGGGCGCAATCGCTCGATAGGCCACCGGCCTAGAGATATAGAATCGGTCACAATGCTCGTTAGCACTTCGCTCTGACTCATCTGCATAGACCTTAAGCCAGGAGTGCAACTCTGGTGTCACTTCATATTTGCTTCCTCGTTGGAGGAGCCACTCGTGAATTCCCATAAGACCCAATCCAAGACGACGGTTCTTTTCACGTACTTTATAGACTTTCTCATAAGGTAGGTCAGCACGGAGCGTTCCACATACAAGGAATTTGGAAGCAAGACTAACAACGTCTCTAAACTCTTCAATTGATCTAATGTTTCCAAGATTGATTGAACCGAGGTTGCACACGTCGCTGTCGTCTTCGGAGGTAACTTCAGTACAAGCATTTCTAAGGGTTTCATTCTGTTTACTTCCAAAGTTAAAAGAGAAGCCAGGTTCTCCTGTCTCCATGGCCTGACGAACATTCTGCAGGAAGACAGGATTGGTCGCCAAACGATGCTCATCCTGGCTCCCTACTTTTTCTGTGGTATGGTGCAGCGCCGCGTCGTCATAATTGACAGAGATGTTAGTCATGTCAAGCGGAGCGACGCTATTGAAGTTGGCTTCCTTCCTCAGTCTGGTGTCTGTGTCCCAGTTTTTAATTCCGAGGAAGAGAGGAATGTCTTCATGCTGCCAATTAAGGCTTGCATAGATTGCAGAACGTCGGCTGCCTCCTTGCATGACATTACGGCCGATTTCATTAATGGCTGACATAAGGGGAAGAGGTCCGCTGGCTGTTCCCCCAGTTCGTTGTAGGGGACGGCCGCTAGGCCGCAGTCGGCTGTAGTCAATTCCAATACCTCCACCAGTCATTAGACAAGACATTGCTCGCCATGTTACGTTGCTCCATTCTTCCCGGGTGTCCTCCTCTGCACGAAGCAAGAAACAGTTGTTGTAGGCCTTAAACGAACGTCCCGCATAATACAGGTAACGACCTCCGGGGATAAACCGCATAGTTTTAATATGCTCCGTAAGTTCTTTTCGCTCACTGTCTGACATGATGTTAGGGAGTTTACCCCCACTACTTCCACACACGTCATCAACGAGTCGGTCGGCCAATGCATCCCAGGTATCATTAGGTCCTTGTGCATACTTCTGTCGGAAGATGTTCTCCGCGAATGTTGTCTTGAATCGGTTTACTAGCATTGTTGTGTTGTTTCTCCAGAGCCTTTTCAAGCTGGGTTAAATGATGTTTCATGAGGTGTGCTTCACGTTCAACAGCAGTAATAAGCCATTTGAGTTCTATGGAAGCAAAGGTATCTTCTGCTGGAAGCACTTCCTTAATACCTTGGTTTAGAAACAACATGTCGTTTGTAAGGTCCCGCTTAATGCGGTGGGTGTAGTCAGCTAAATAGAGGGGATGCATCAATTGAAGAGCGAAAGCGCCTTTACCTTGTCTTTATAGTTTTCTTTTTCTGCTGGAGGAGCAGTGTGACTTAGAGGACCACATGCTATAGCCCGGCCCTCCTCATCCACTAAAAAGCCCCCAACGAGGCATTGCGCATGATAGGCTTTGATGCCTAGCTCCACACCCCGGTCATGGACATACTTGTATGAATAGATGAGACCTGCCACTAGGACAAGGGCACCTAAGGTCTTCAGGACATTCCTGGTATTAATGTTAATTTGCATTGCGTTTCTCCTGTATTGCACAATAGGCACACCATCCTTTACGTAGCCATCCGCCACACTTAGGACATTTCAAATGGTCTCTTTTACTCATTCATTAAAGCCTTCCATGAAACTGTAAACTCTTTAGGGACATGATCGTGAATGAGTTGTGCAATAGAGCGTGTTGCATTCTGGGCATGTGAGTCAAGCCGCTGCTTACATACACGAGCAAAGAACATAAGGCTACCTGTCCACCACCACTCAGTCATAGTATTTTGGGGAAGAAACATACGTGCTTCCTCAGGAGCCATCCCTGTATTAAGGAGATTCTTATAGACATAGAGGGCCTGGCCTGTAGCCCATTCTGTATATGTAGAAAGAAACAAATCCTCTTGTTTATCTTCTAAGATTTCACCACAACCTTGTTTAACATTACCCGGCCTACTATGGAACACCTCAGGAAAATAGAACTCGGGTTCTTCATCCACATATCGTCGGGACACCTCATTCCAAACGCCTCCAACCTGATGCTTGACAAGCTGCCTGGCCACAAATATAGGCGCAGAAATTCGAAAAGTGAGAGAGGTATGTGCAAAGGGGCTCCAGTGGCCATGTTTACTGAGATAAGAGATAAGTCGAGCATCAGAGTCCTTTAGAGTCCATGTACTTTCTGTGAATTCCCCATGATTAATTTCAATGGGATCATATTCACTCTCTTTATGGAAACTAACCCGCGCTGCGTTCACGACGGAAAGGTCGGACCCCATAAAGTCTAAAAGTTCAACGGAAGGTTGCACAATTAGCATTCAGCAATCTCCTTGTGTAAATACTTTTGTATGCGCTGACTGCCCTTCATAGGGTGCTTGTTCTTTCTCTTCATCTTCAAGGTTGTCTAGGAAGTCTTGAATGAGCTGCTGGGCTTCTTCATCTTCCACCATGCGTTCCAAGAAACGCTTCTTACCCAGGCGCTTCTCATTCTCTTGTTCTTTGTAGGTTTGTTGCTTTTCAGTCATCTTTAAGAAAGACCTTAAGTTTAGCTAAAGCATCTAGAAACTCATGTAGAGTGGTCTCATATCTATTCCACAATTCTTCGGGAATCTCTACATGAAAATCAGGCGTATATTTACCCCGATACACCTTATAATAAGGCCATAATTCATTCTTCTCTAGTTTTACTTTACTCAAGAGCATCTTCCAGGTTAGCACGCTTTTCTACCACAATGTCGTGTAGGGCTTCCACCAAGTCTTCCATATCAAACTCCAAGGCATCTAGAAATTCATATACATCTAGCTGAGCTACAATGCGGGCCTTCAGATCAGAGAGTTCGTCACTCATGACCAATACTCTAAACAAGAAAGGACAAACGGAATAGTAGTCAGGATTAAATTAATTCCCGTTAGTCCTAGGAGAACCCGAAGGAATGGGGGAGTGTCTCTTTGAAATCCCACCCAACTAGCTAAGAAAAACACGAATGTAGATATCACTACAGGAATCCAGTCAATAAACATAAGCTACCTTATTCACGTTGGTGTTCCATTGCTTCATCCATCAAGTTCATTTGCACCCATTTCTTGTGCACTCCATCAATGTCCACTGGCTGCTCCTTCTTCGCTTCCTCGACCTCAATGAGTTTTTCAAGGAAGTGGATGGCCTTCTTAATGTCTTGGATACCCCCTTTGTCTTGCCACCGTGCAATGTACTTGAGAGCGGTTCCTTCCAAATAACCCAGGTCCCAGGCAACAACCACATCCCAGGGCTGGATGTTCCCATACTGCTTGTAATGGTCACCACCATGTTGTTTTTCATTCGCAGTTGTCATCATTCACCTCGGTCATAGTTTTCTAATGCGGCCATACACACGGCCGCTACTTGAACAAGCTCGTCGCTGTAGTTGTCTCCGTCTTTCTCGAAGATGGCTCGTGCAACCTCACCCACCTCTTCTCCAAGAATGACAAACCATTCTGCTTGAGAATGGTTTTGCTTACCCCATTTACTCTCTTGTCGCTGTAGTTCTTGTCTCACTAGTTTATGTGTAAACTCTGTAAAGTATTTACTTGCGCTCATATTTCTTTCCTAAATATTCTAGAGAGACGGGCATAACGTCATACTCACCATCAACAACATTGTGCATCATGATGACACCACGCCAATGTTTATTTCCTTGAGGACCCATGTAATCCTCATCGTGTGTGTAACATGAGCCTGCAATGATGGATGTTAGTCGCCTACCGTCACCTCTATGTGCCATAGCAATTTGTAAGCCTTGCTGATGGCCTGCGACAGTGGACATATGCTTTTTACTCAGAGTGAGAGCAGCACTACCCACAGGGCGACCAAGAGGACCGGAGACAAAATAGTGAGAGAATGCCACCCCACCGATAACCACAACCTCAAGGAATGGATGAACCTCCCACCCATACTCTTTATATTTAAGATCATCAGTGGAAAGCACTCCTTCTAGTTTTGCATCGTTGTTTACGGCTTTGTCAATACGGGCTTCATGATTGCCAAGTAAAAAGACCATCCGAGGCTGATAGAGTCGGTGGCGAGACTTGCGCATGTTATGGTTATATTCTTGGATTGGTGCCAGCAATAGCTCCATTCCTTGAATAGCAGCATTAATGTCAGCTTTATACCTTCGTCCCTCGAAATCTTTCTTACCCACATCATAAGATGAAAGGCTAGGCATATCCGCAAAATCCCCAGCGTTAACGATAACATCAGGCTTCTTCTCCACAATATATTGTCCTATGTGGGACAAATAGGATAGGTCTACTCCAGGCTTTACTTGACAATCTGGAATGTATAAAACCTTCATGCATTAAACCTCTCAATACGGAGTTTGAGAATGTCTGCATAGTCAGACATGGCCATCTTCTGTTCTTGTAGAAGGTTTTTATCCACTCGTTCTAAAGTAAGATAAATAGAACCATCCTGGAAAGCAGCAAGGGCTTCAATCTTAGTGGTTAGCTCTTTAAGCTCGTCTTTAACTCTTTGTTGGTAAGTAGTCAATGTGTTTGTTCCTCATCGTCTACGGGAGGAAAGTTCATGTAGTCGTCCTCATCCTCAATAACCTGCATGGGGAGGGCTCCTGCTTCCATAAGAGTGTTGAGTCCTACAGCAAGCACATATTCATGTTCTTCTGGGGACAGGGTACCTTTGAAGGACACCTCACCCTTCTTTGTCTTAATTACCTTCTTCACGTCCATTGAATTCCTTTCGTTGTTGGGATTCATTATAGCTTTTGATTTTATGACAACCTACACATAACACCTGTAGGTTTTCTTTTTTGCAGAAAAGCCGTTCAATGAAAACATCCCAAGAGATGAAGCCTTGTTCTGGATGAACAACAGGCTCTATATGATCTACCACCACCTCTTTGGCAGGAAACTCACCTTCACAGAGAGCACACAGATAGTGTTTACCTTCTCTATTTGTCTTGGTGTTTAGTCTCTGCCCTACATAGGCTTCAGACAACGTCTGAAATTTGGGTGGGTAGCGTCGTGTACCTGCACGTAGCACGGAGGTTACAAAAGCCTTTAAACGTCCTTCTGTCCAGGAGGTTGCCAATATTTCTCCTCCTCAGTTAAGATGTATAGCAGGGAAGCATTACGCTTAATAGTGTCTAGACAATTGCCTTCATTATCTTCATTCCAGGCATTGAAATAAACATCTAC